TCTCTCAATCCCTTGGCACTATTGGTGTCAGGGGATTTTTTGATTTTGGTCATAAGATTAAAAGAACAATATTTTTGGTCCTTGACCAAAATATGACCAAAAAAATTTGAAGTTATGAATCTAACTCCACAATTGAGGACACGTATTTCTCGTAATCCTTTATTCGATTTTGGTCAAGCTTCTTACTAATATGTGAATAAACGTCGGCAGTTACCATCATGCTTTTATGTCCTAAACGTTCTTGAATGTATTTCATATCAGCGCCTGACTCTAAAAGTAAAACAGCATGTGTATGCCGTAATGCGTGGATAGGCATTTTATTTATGTCAGCTCGCTTTAAAATACGATTAAACGCATTAAAAAGGGTGGACTTAGGTAAAAAATTCCCGTCAACTCTGCAAAATACTAAATTGAGATCATGCTTATAATCATCCTGTAACATTTGTTTATTCTCAAATTGCCACTTCTTATGTTTTTGTAAAGCAGCAGAAAGGGAAGTGCCAATTGATATTCTTCTTTTGGATTCATAAGTTTTAGTTTCGCCGAAGAGTTCAGCAGCTGTTTTTGCAGAGAAATCTAGGGTGTTTTTAATGTCTATGTAATTCTCTCTTAAGTTGATATCTGTCCATTGAAGAGCAGCAGCTTCACCTTTACGCATACCGGTCTCTATAAGCGTTCTAAAAAAGATGTAATATATATAGTTATACTTATATGCTTCCTGAAGAAATTTCGGAATATCCTCAGAAAGCATGTACTCTAGTGTACCTTTTTTCTTTTCATTCTTATTTGATATTGTGGCCCCGTAACAAGGGTTTTTTACTAATTTTCCTATGATGACAGCTTTACTAAAAGCGTTAAACATTGTACTGTGTATAATTTCCACAGTGCGTTTGCTGTATCCCTGATCAGTTAAAAAGTTAAGGAATTTTTGATACATAATAGGTTTAATATCTGTAATCTTGATGTTTTTGAAGTAAGGAAGAATATGATTCTTGATGTTTCGTTCGTGGAGTTCATATGTATTCTTTCTAACGGTGTCTTTTTTGTATTCATGTAGCCAACTAAATAAAAATTGCTCAAGCGACATGGTTTCTGTATCAAATTCAAATCCAGCAGCTATTTGCTTTTCTTGTTCAGCAGCAGCTTTTTGAGCTTCTTTCTTTGTTTTAAAACCACTCTTTGATTTTATTTTGTATTTGAGAGTGAAAGGGTCCTTAAAGGAGACACGATATTCCCACTTGTCTCCCCGTTTTCTGAATGTAGCCATTTGCTCACCTCGTATTCCTCAAATTATAAGAAGTTCATCGTTATGATAGAAGTTTGTCTAATTCCTCTTTCTCTTTCTTTTCTTCTTCCCAATCTTTTAAGATCTCATCCTCATAAAAAGTTGATGTGGAACCACATTTTGGGCAAAATCTTGCATCGCCCTCAAGTAGTTCTCCGCATCCTTTATCGTTAGAATGCCAATAGACTCGACTAGAATTGTAATTATATTCAGTTTCGCCGGGTTCGTATCCAGTACATTTATTTATCAAGTAGATACCGCATACGTGACAATAGCTTCCTAGAATTAATTCGTTTGTACATCTAGGGCACTTTTTAGCTTGATGTGATTCTAATAGCTCAATTTCTGAGTATAACATTTCAAAACCTTCTCCCTTCGTAATACTATTATTCCCACAGATTGGACAATAGGTTGGGTTTTCTTTAACAAAAGTACTGTTACAGTTAGAACACATATGCGAGTGTCTCTTCTTCCATATGTAATCTTTAAAAAGTTTAATAGACGGGTGATTTTTCGAATAAAAGATTCCTCTTCTAACACCCTCAATCAGAAAATTATAAATATGTGTTGATGCTTCATAAGAAACATTACACATATCTGAAATAAAATGAGGGCTATCTGGTTTTAGTTCTCTTAATACAACATTAGGTGCTAATAAATTTCTGGCGAAGCAATTTGCTTCTTTTTCAAATACTTCATACTCGTCTTCAGTTAAAGAATTCCTTGCAAAAATAGATCTGTTGGTTATTTCATTGTGTTTTAACATATAGTGACCTAACTCATGAGCAATTGTCCAACGTATTCTGCCCGGGTTATCTACAGTATCGTTGTATAATATCATGTATTGGTCATTGTCTTTAATATACCAACAGCAACCCTCGTTACTTTTAGTTAGGTTACATACTTCTTCAACTGACATACTCCATTTTTTTGCAAACCATGTGTATTTCCTTAACTTCAAATTAGAAAACTGTCTAATAAGTTTGTTTAATTTAATGGGGAATTTTTTTACTCCAGCCAATTGAAGTAAATAATACGCTTTTCGTTCTGCTTTATCGTAATCTGGTTTAAATATCGTCTTCATCGTCATCTTCCTCAAAAGCATCCACAAATGAAAGTTTAATCATTTCAACCATTCTATCCATTTTTTCTCTATCTGCATCATTTTTTAATCGCGTTTTGGCACGCTGAATCTGCCGTAAATTATCGTCTAATAAGTTGTTTTTTTCCTTGGGATTGTCTGATCGACCTAATAGATAGTCAGTTGTTACTTCAAATATCTCAGCTAGTTGCAAAATTATGTTGCCAGGAGGAACAACTCTTCCAGCTTCATAATTAGCTATATTAGTCCTTTTCATTTCTAATCTTTCTGCAAGAGCTTCTTGTGATAAATTAATTTGTTTTCTAAGTTCTCTTATACGCAATCCCATGCGTTTTTTTTCTTCTGGATTCATTTATTTGCCCCCCTAATAAAGAAAGTTCATTAAAAATGACGTTTTTAGGGTTGACGTGTTTTTAAATGACTGTTATTATGAAGTTGTCAATTAAAAGCACAACATAATAACTGAAAGGAGATCACTTAATGAGTACACGTCGTAGAGAACAATTTCGAAAGTATCGAAATCAATTTCAAATCTCTCAACGTCAACTTTCTTTAGCCTTAAATGTTAGTGAAAGCCATATTCGTAATATTGAAAGTGGGCGCGGCAATCCTGATGTCAAACTTCTTTTCAAGATTGCAAACTATTTTGGAACAACTGCTGAAGACCTTTTTCCAGACCTAGCAGACGAACAAGTTTAGCTTTCCCCACTTCGTATGTCATTATTATAAACCGTCATTTTAAATAACGCAAGAGAAAGTGACGCTTAAAGATTCAATATTTTATATTTTATTCAATTTAATGTAAAAGGAGTAGTGTTAAATGATTCCAAATGTTTTTAATAAGAGCAATCAATTATTCATTGATAGCCGTGAAGTGGCGGAGATGATTGGAAAGAGGCACGACAATTTAACAAGAGATATTGATGGTTATGTTAAGGTGTTGAGTCAAAACTCAATTCTGAGGGCTGACCAATTCTTCATTGAAAGTACATATGAAGCCGGAACAGGAAAGTCCTATAAACATTTCTTACTTACACGTAAAGGCTGCGACATGGTTGCAAACAAAATGACTGGTGAGAAGGGTGTTCTGTTTACAGCTGCCTATGTAACAAAGTTTGAAGAGATGGAAAACAAACTTAGACCTAACATTCCTCAGTCATTACCAGAAGCTTTACGGCTTGCTGCTGATCTAGCAGAAAAGAATGAATATCTTCTTTTGGAAAATGCTCAGAAAAATCAAATGATAAATGAGCTACAACCTAAAGCATCTTACTATGATTTGGTTTTACAGAATAAATCCTTACTTTCAATCAGCAAGATAGCTAAAGACTATGGGATGAGTGGAACTAAGATGAACAAACTTCTCCATCAGTTAGGAATTCAATATAAGCAGGGCGACTGTTGGTTGCTATATCAGAAATACGCTGATAAAGGTTACACACAAAGTAAGACTCATGCAATCGACTCTGATAAAAGCAGGCTACATACTTATTGGACCCAGAAAGGTCGATTGTTTATCTACGAAACACTTAAAAATAAAAAGGGCATACTTCCGATAATTGAACGAGAAGAGTGTGCGTCGTAAGGAGGTGAAAATGGATGTTCGAATTAACGATGAAAGCTGACTCCGATTCGTTTAGAAACAATTTATATGATTTGCTTCAAGAAGTTGCAGCTTCAATAATCGAGGACAATCGAAAAGAGCATGAACTTCCTTACATGATCAGCAAAGCTCAATTAGCAAAATACATCTTTAATGTCAGTTCCCAAACACTTGATACTCATATCATTAATAGACAGGACTTTCCTAAATTTAAAGTGGGGGAGCGAATATTATTCCCTCGAGACATGGCTTTAGAATGGATTCGGAAGAATATTGAAGTAGTTGAGTCTATCAAGTAGAAGAGGAATTAAAGGAGGATAAAAATGATAGAGCTGCCGGCACATGTAGAAGACAGACTTTATGAGATTTTTATGAAACTATCAGTTCCAAGGTTGCTTGAGAAAGAAGCCCTGGAGAAAGGAGAGAAGCCGAATGCGGAAAGAAAAGGCGCTTGACCTCGCGGCCTTCTTCGCTGAATTTGAACAAATGATGATCAAAAAAAATCGGCCACTCATTGGCGATTACTGTAGAAAAAAATGGTTAAATACTGTGCTGTTTATTTAAATGCGGAAGGAAAGGAGCCAATCCATGAACTTAAATGAGTTTTTGAAAACAGATCGTCAAAATGCAGAACGAAAAATCAAGTCAATGGAATTTCTTCTACAAGACTTGATTCCGGACGCCCTTCAAGATGGTGACTTCGACGGCTGTTTAGAAATGATTGAAACCCTAAAGCAGCATTGCGAAGAACTCAAACGGATGCATCACCCGGTACAAGTTGTTCAATTGCATGAAATAGCAACCCGCTTTTTTAGCAGGGGGATAAACGTCGAACTAATAAGGCGGCCAGGTTCATGAACCTTGAGCATCCAATCATAACGGAAATTAACCGTTATGGCTATCCAAAAGAGTATCTGCAGTATGACAGGGACCGGGAAGAGGATGCCGATGAAGGAGATCAATAAAAAAGCCCACACGGCAATGTGGACTCATAAAAACAAAAGCAATTCCATTTTAATTGGAACTATCAACAAAATCAAATCAGGAAGGTGTCTAATATGAATCCGTTACAGGACTTTGAACTAAATGAAATTAACAACGTCGAACTGCCGGGGGACCGTCCACAATTTGAAATAACTGATATGAACAGCCTGAACTGGGCTTTCCGGAAAATAGCTGCTCTCAAGTCGCAGGAAAAGGAAATCAAAGCGCTGGCAGCCACAGAAAAGCAACGTATTGAAGAATGGGAAAGGCAGGAGCTTAAGCCTTTAGCTGACAGTCTTTCATTCTTTGAGAATCTGGTGAATGTCTATCATACAAAGCAGTTGCAGGAAGACCCGAAGGCAAAAACACTTTCCACACCTTATGGGAAATCAAAAAGCCGGACAACAAAAGCAGCGCCTAAAGAAGTGGACAAGGAAAAACTTCTGCAGCATGTGAAGGATGCCGGCATGGAAGAGTTTATAAAAGAGTCAGTGTCATGGGGTGACCTTAAAAAGACATTGGCTGTCACTGAGCTTGAAGGTAAACCGATCGTAATTGATTCAAATGGACAAGCTGTCCCGGGCGTAGAAGTGCAGCCGGAAACAGTCAGCTTCAAAGTGGAGGTGTAAGGGATGTTTCAAGTAACAGACGCGCAGCGTCAAAAGGAAAAAGCAATTGTGGGTTTTATTGGTCCGAGTGGTTCTGGTAAAACAGCCGGCGCCCTGCTGGTAGCTTACGGAATGATGCGTGAAGCATACCCCGAGGTAAGCGAGGAGGAAGTCTGGTCAAAGATTGGTGTCGTTGATACCGAGCACCGACGCGCAAAACTATATGCAAACTTGCAATTTGATGATGTGCAGATCGGGAGCTTTAAGCATATCGATTTTACCCCGCCTTACACAACAGAACGGTATCAAATGGCTGTAGAGGCTATTAAAAATGCCGGGGCCGAGGTCGTTGTGATCGATTCGCTTTCCCACAACTGGCAGGGAGAAGGCGGAATAGTTGAAACACATGGCAGCATGTCCGGTAACTCGTTTCAAAACTGGGGCAAGCTTGCGCCGGAAACAACCAAGCTAATTAAGACGTTAACACAAAATGATGTTCACATCTTGGCGACATTGAGAACAAAAACGGAGTATGTAGTGGAGCCCGATGATAAAGGCAAAATGGCTCCGCGTAAGGTAGGCACAAAACCCGTTCAGAAAGATGAAATGGAATATGAATTCATGCTCAATTTCACTATCGGCATTGATCATATGGCTGAGACGTCCAAGGACAATACGCGTATGTTTGAAGGCTCTTCAATCAAGTTATGCCCGGAAGTCGGCCGGAAACTTTATCAGTGGCTTGAGCTCGGTATTGACGTAAAGGCGGAGGAAGAAACAGAACGCGTCGGCTTGATTACTCACATCAAAATGATGATAGAGGGCAACGAAAAGGCTGCTCAAATGATTGAGGAGTTCCAGATTAAAGCAAATCAGAAGCTTGAACAATGGAATATCAAACTGGCGACAGCTGCCCTTAAGAGATTAAAGGCTGCGGGAGGTGATCAAAATGAAGCTTGAGGAAATCCGGCAGCGTGCCGATGCGGCAACGGAAGGACCGTGGCGAATCGGGAAGCAATCACCTAACGGATTAAATAATATCGGAACAATTGGCGGATTATTGACCGCACAAACAACGAATGAAGATGACGCAAAATACATCGCACACGCCCGTCAAGACATACCCTGGTTAATTTCAGAGATTGATAGATTAAACAGTGGCATAGACAGCGTGCTTTATGATCTGAGAAATGAAGACATCACCAATCCACATGTAGTGGAGCAAATTACTGAAAATCTTGTAGCAGTACTGAACGGCAAATAAAAAATTTGGAGGAATTAAATATGTTTACAGTAGACCACAGCAAAGGCGAAGCATTCGAACCAATTAAACCAGGAGAATATGAGGCGACGGTTATTAACTTTGAAGGAAAAACGGCTGCATCCGGCAACCAGCGTCTTGTCGTTGATTATGAAATCCGTTCCGACGTTGAGCAGGCGTGCCAGGGCCAGAAAATCCTATACGACAATTTCACTGTTACAGATAACGCAATGTGGAGATTTCATCAAGCATCAAAGGCCGCGGGCTTCCCGAACGGAATGAAATTTAAAGATCATATTGAATGGGCAAATGCTTTTCTCAATAAACCGATCCGCTTAGTTGTCGGAGAAAGAGAGCATAACGGCAAAAAATATCCAGAAGTTAAAGCATTTAAGCCATCACAAGCGCCGGCACCGGATACCGGCTCATTTACAGTGAGCGATGAAGATGTACCATTTTGATCACAAGAAACACATTTGAGGGAGTGTATAGCTCCCTCGTTTTTAAAGGGGAGTTAACACATGTACGACTTTAAAAATATACCGCAAGAGCTAAAAAACGCCCCTCAGTGGATTCTATGGCGTTCGGAAGAGCGTAACGGTAAAAAAACGAAAGTGCCATATCAGATTGACGGCAGCATGGCCCAATCAAGCAATAAGCGAACCTGGTCCACCTTTGCAACTATCATGAAGTTTTTCAATGAACAGGAGTATGACGGTATCGGCTTCATGTTCTCTAAAGATGATCCGTTCATTGGGATAGATATAGATCATTGTGTAAATGATGGTGTCCTGTCTCTTTTCGCCCAGGAAATTATTCAAACGATCAGCAGTTATACCGAATACTCTCCGAGTGGCGAGGGCGTTCATATTATCGCCAAAGGTAAGCTCCCATTACGCGGGCCGGGCACAGGGAGAAAAAATATAGATAAAGGCTTGGAAGTATACAGGCATGGCCGTTATTTTACATTCACCGGAAGCAGCCTTGATGTTGGACCTGTTCAGGAACGATCGGCAGAGATCAAAACCATCTTTGATAAGTATCTGACTGAGAAGGAAGAAGCAAGACCGGTCAGCACCCGATCACAATCAGCAAGCGATATGAGTAATCTTTCAAATAAAGAAATTTGGGAAAGAATGTTCAACAGTAAAAACGGAAAAAGCATTCAGGACCTTTTTAACGGCCAGCTGATTAACGGCGATCATTCTTCCACGGATATGGCTTTATGTAATCACTTGGCATTCTGGACGGATAAGGACGCATCGAAAATGTATTCCATGTTTCGTGAATCAAATTTGTTTCGCGAAAAGTGGGATCGGCAGCATTCAGCAGACGGGGCTACATATGGAGAAATGACCATTGCTGCAGCCATCTACTCGACCGGCCCCACAATATCCGACCTGATGGAACAGCAGGAAAAGCCATATGAAGTTTATTTTTCTCAGCCACCTGCCGCCCAGGTAGAAGACACTGAGGAAATCATAGATACACCGCCGACTTTTCACTTAACGGAGCTTGGCAATGCTGAACGCATCGTATATTATCACGGGAAAAATATTCGCTATTGTAATGAGCTTGAATGGCTTATATGGAACGGGAAGATGTGGCAGGAAGACAGCAAGCGAAAGATTGAAGCTATAACAGCTCAAACCCTCCGGGCGATTTATGGCGAGGCCCAGACTACTGAAGACGGATATAGGAAAAAGCAATTGAACGATTGGGCCAAGAAATGCGAGCGCCGTAATATTCGAATGAATACGATCCTCGACGCACGGCCAATGGTTTCCGTGAGAAAACAGGAGCTTGATTCACATAAATACTTGTTTAATTGCGAAAATGGCGTAATTGATTTAAAAACCGGTGATCTTCTGCCGCATGACCGCGATTTGCTATTTACAAAAATTTCACCGGTTGCATATGAAAAGGATGCTGACTGTCCCAACTGGAAAGCATTCATGGAGAGTATTTTCATAGATGAAGAGGGCAACCCGAACTATGAAATTATTGAATTTCTACAGAAAGCAATTGGTTATTCATTGACCGGGGAGACTACGGAACAAGTCATGTTCTTCCTGTTCGGGAATGGCCGTAACGGTAAGTCAACGTTTATCAATACCGTACAACAACTGTTGGGCGACTATGGCCGGCAGACGAACAGCGACACATTCATAAAAAAGAAGAATGATAGCAGCATAAACAATGATATAGCCCGGCTCGACGGCGCCCGGTTTGTGTCGGCCGTGGAGAGTGAAGAGGGGCAGCAATTGTCTGAGTCGTTGGTGAAGCAGATCACTGGGGGCGAAAAGATGTCCGCGCGTTTCTTACGCCAGGAGTATTTTGAGTTTACGCCAGAATTTAAAGTGTTCTTTACGACAAACCATAAACCGATTGTAAAGGGAAGCGACGAGGGTATCTGGCGGCGTATCCGGCTTGTCCCGTTCACTGTCACCATTCCGAAAGAGAAAGTGGACAAAAAGCTTCCGCAGAAACTTGCTGCAGAAATGCCTGGCATTCTCAGGTGGGTGGTGGAAGGCTGCTTGAAATGGCAGAAGGAAGGGCTTAAAGAACCAGAAGTGATCCGAAAAGCAACGGAAGGTTACCGCGAGGATATGGATATATTAGGGCCGTATATGTCAGAAAGATGTGTTGTTCATCCCTCAGCAAAAATTGAAGCAAAAGAGCTCTATAAGGATTACAAAAACTGGTGCTATGAAAATGATGAGATTGAACTCAAAAATCGTGCTTTTTATAGACAAATTGAAATTCGAGGGTTTAAGAAGGAAAACGGAGCGAAAAATAAAGTCTTCTTCTATGGTATAGGGCTAAACAAATATCAGAGTCACTTGAATTTTTCGGAAAGGGTTAACGAAGGGGTTAATGAATCAAATGCAAACAGTGACTCCAAAAAGGTTACTTCTATAAAAAGAAAAAAGCTATAAATCCTTTAATACCAAGGGATTAAGGCTCTATCTATAGATTTTAATTATTTTTAGGGTTAATAAGGGTTAATGATTTTGTTTGTTCCCCTCACATGAAAATTAATTAATAAAAATAAATATATATATAGGGCTTTAATACAAAATGCATTAACCTTCGTTAACTCATTAACCCGTTTTGATAAAAAGAGGTGAGAAAATTGCACCCAAAACAAATTTGTTCTGATTTAGAGATATTGGGTTCTTGTCTGGTTCTTGATGGAAACGATCTCTATATTGAGAATCCTGAAAAAGTCTATCCGGAGCTTGAGGCGTTTGTCCAATCATTTAAAAAGCGTATTATCCGGTATTTGAAAGGTGAATACTCGGATGATGAACATAATGTGAAACAGACCATAGATAAAATTGTTAATTATTACATGGGCATTGATCAAGATATTAATAGAAAAATAGACGACTGGTTCAATCATGATTTTGAATCAGTTATCAAAGTGATGAAATTACTCGTTCTCTTTTGGGAGAACGGCTGGAGGGAGCTAAAAGAATCCGTTTCAAACTTTGAGAGCGAGGAAACGGACCAGCTTTCCATAGAAATTTATGATCGGGCCATGACGTATTTTAAGGAGAAGAAAGCATGACTATTATTCACTATAACTATTTGGAAACTGAGTTAAAAGAAATTCTGGACAGCATGGTCATAATTGTGGACACACGAGAGCAAAAGAACCAGCACGTGCTTGAGTATCTCCGCAAAAAGAAAGCATTAATCAAATTCAAGGGGATGAAAACAGGCGACTATTCCGCCATGATCCCAAAAAATGAAGAATACGGTATCAGCCGGGACATGTATTTGAATGCAGCCATAGAACGGAAAAACGGAGTGGACGAGCTGGTTCAGTCGATAAAAGACCGCTCCCGTTTTGAAAATGAATTGATTCGGGCGTCCAGGCATCCTTTCACTCTTCTGGTGGAAGACCTGGAGGGGTATCAAAAAATATTGAACGGAAAATACCGTTCAAAGTATGAACCGAAAGCGCTGCTGGGCAGCTTGAAAACATTTGAGGTGCGTTATGGCTTTTCAACAGTGTTTATCAGTCCTAACGCTACCGGTAATTACATTTATCATCACTTTCATTACATGGCTCGGGAACTGCTGAAAGGCGGGCTTGTATAAATCAATAAAAACCAAAGGGAGGAAGTAACATGGCATTTGTAGGTTTTGAGGAATCGAAGGAAGTACGGCAGCTGGCTGAAAGTATAATTGACGAGCATCACCCACATTTAAAAGACGCTAAACAACAAATAGGGTTTTATCTCCGTGAAGGTAACAGCAAGTGGGCAGGGAAGGCGAAGAAGTGCACAGCGTTCGAACGTCATATGACGGATTACATGTTATTCGTTTTTATCAATAAGGCTGCATGGAAGGCAATGCCGGAGGAACAGCGCGCCGCTCTGGTAGATCATGAGCTTTGCCATTTTACTCGAGAAGAATGGGAAGAGCCGGACCCGAAAGATCAAAGGAAATGGGTGAAGGTATACGGTTCCGCTACTGATCCAGACAGCTGGGGTATCCGTGAGCATGATGTTGAGGAATTTTCTGAGATTATAGAGCGTCATGGTTTGTGGGATACCGGAATTGAAACATTTGCCGAGGCTGTCCGTGAAGCTGATCACCAACTGACTATTTCGGATGTACAGCGTCTCTCAAGGGTGAAATAAATGGGGGTAGTCAGGAACTACCTTTTGGGGGATTTTGCATACATTGAAACCGAACGTGAGTTTGTATTAGTGATAAAAAATAAGATATACGGCCCGTATGATAACAGCAAGTTGAAAGCCATTTTGTATGCGTTGGAATGTGGTTTGGAAAACGGAAAGGACGGGAGGGTATGAAGTGAGAGAGGATAAGGAACTGGCTCGATTAAAAAGAAAAATAGATCGGCTTATTGCAAAGTGTGACAGAAAAAGCCACGAGTTTAATGATTTTGAAATCGCGACTATTAGAAGAATAGCGCACGCCGAAAGTATTAACGATCTGAATTATTTAGTGAGTATTTCTATACAAATGATATTTGACACCCACAAGATTAGGTAGGGAGGCCGCGGAATGATTATCTGTATTATTGCTGCTCTCTTCATGTTGAACTCATTTGCTCTCATTGTGTGGGTTTGCTTAACTGAACGACGAATACAAAAATGGGAACGTGAAAAATAGAGGAAAGGAGGACGGGTGTGACAGAACAACTTTCATTCCTTCATCCTGTGGATTTGAAGGCAGTCCGTAAAATCGTGATCAAAGAACTCAAAGATTATCGAGCATTAAAAGTACAGCTTGAGAATAAAAAGGAATCGGTTGACGCTGGCATCAGCCCGTTTCCTTCAATCAGAGATTCTTTCATATTAAATGAGCTGAAGGTCAAACAGATGGAAAGGGCTTTAGAAAACAGCCTGGACGATGAAGAGCGCATGATCATTGAGAAAAAATATTTAACAGCCAGCCAAACGAAAGACATCCATATTTATATGGAACTTGGCATGAAGAAGGATACCTATTATGAAATAAAACAGCGCGCCATTTTACGCATTGCTACAGCACTCGGAATTATCTGAGTGCTTTTTTTATCGACAAATTCCCGACAAAACAGGGGACAAATTGGGGGAGAAAAGGGGGGACTATTTATGTTTGAAATCCCGATAAACTTAACTTATCAACAAAACACGGGTGACGCGCCTAACCCTTATCAATGGCGTATCCGGATACGGAACAAAGGTGTTGAGGAATGAAGCCGAACGAGAGGAACATTCTGAGCCTGGATAGCAGCTAGTCTGCGGCGGCCGTATCGGGGATAGTAATATCGTGTTTCATTATGCGACCTTGCTATACTTGGCTTCCTCTCGGAGTACAGATGGTCGCACAAAATAATGTGGTTTTATTGAACTCGTTATATATACAAAATGGAAAAAATGCAGTACTATCAATGTATAAAAATTGATAGGTGAGAAGCATGTGGGAAAAAATAGAGAATTTTTTATTTGATATTTTAGGTTTGTTTGTCCCAGGGGTTGTCTTTCTTTTAACATTGGTTATTACATTTTTTTCTCTAGTATCAAATAACATCTGGCAGCAATTTCTTCTTAAAATTAATAAAGACTCTATAGTAATAATTGAGTTTGTAACTCCAATAATAAAAAATACAGATGGGAAAAATTTTGTTTATATAATTTTATTTGTGATTTTATTGAGTTATTTGTTGGGGCATATAATAAAAGTCTTTTCAAAAATTTTTTATGATGCATGTATTGTCCTTTTTGACCTTTTTCTTATTAAGTGTATGAAATTCATGTCAAATAAAGTTTCTCAATTTGCAAAAAAAACTTATCGGAAATATAAGCAGTTTATAGTTAGTAAAGATTTTTTTCGACAAAAAAATTTATTAAAGAAATTTTTTATAATGGAGACCTTTCCATTTGTTCAGATTTTAGAATTTATAAGGAATTTAATTAAGTTTACAACAAATTTAACAATTGAAATATTTACTTTTAAAGCAAAAAAATATGAAGAGGCAAATGAAAGTTTAGTAAAAGAGACTGTGAAAATGATTAATAACAAATATAATGTCAATTATCCAGAGACATGGTATTCAATTTATAAATTATCTAAAACAATAATGTCGCACGAAAACTTAAAAAATTTAGGTGACACCTTTTTGGCAAAGTATAATCTTTACCGCTCTTTATCGTTTATATCTTTTATAAATTTACTTCTAACTGTGCTTCTGTATTTCTTTATGTCACAATATTTAAACCCTTTTTTTAAAGTTATTTGTCCTATATTAGGGGTTTTACATTTTTTATTTTGGTATACTTTTCATGAGAAGTACAAAAGATACTTTAGACTTTGTGGAAATGAAACTTTGATTGCTCTGTTTTATTTTTTTAAAAAAACTAAAGCAAATGACACAAGCACCTAAGATGGGTGCTTTTTTATATTCTCTGTAAACTGCGTCCGGTGAATCTCAGGGGAAACGATTGGCGGTTAACGGCTTGAGTGCAGGGGCAGTTTAGAAAGAATATGAAGGGGGATAAAAAACCATCTACACTTAAAGTATAGATGGTCGCCTTGTTATTTTTTTAGGTTGTTTCTGATTTCCTCGGGAAGAAACTTTGATACAGGATTTGTTTTTAACAGATGGGCTACAGCGTAATATTTAGCATATATATTAGCCAAGTCATCTTTATTTTCAAGTCCAAACTGTTCTACGTGTAATTGGGTTAACTCAACTGCAACATCTGAGGAATTACGTTGAATAGGGTTTGGTTTGGTAGTAATATCAGCCATATTTATCACCTCCTAGGTAAATTATATCTTGTTTGGAATTTGAAGTGAATAAATTACTAGGTTATGAGGGAGAAATTTAATGTGCCGCTGAAAAGATGTAACGCGCCTGCCTGCCGCAGCTATGTGGATTGGGCAGAACGATATTGTGAGAAGCACAAGGGTTATGCTGACAAGCAGTATAACAAAGATGTGAGATACACAAGGGAGAACAACAAGCGCTATTCCTATTACCATTCGAGAGAGTGGAAGCTCCTTCGAGAACAGAAGCTTAGAGAAAATAACTATCATTGTGCTGTCTGTGCCTCACAGGGACGTTTAAACAAGTCGAATAGGTTAGTAGTCCACCATAAGCACAGAGAGCTTAGAGACGTTATAAACGATCTTCAAGCGCGTACCGATCTGAATAATCTTGAGGTGCTTTGTCAGTATCATCATAATCAGGTCACGTTTGGGAAAGAAGCAGGGCCAGGAGATTAGTTTTTCCGAAAGTCCCCCCACCAATTTACCGGGTGGGCTTTTTCATTTTCCTGTACATCGGCGCCCCCTCTTCTTCGTAAAAATTGTTGAAATGAAATTTTGATTTTCACTATTTTAGGCCGTTTTTGAATATGTGAAATTTTTGCTTGGTCCCTTATCTCGTATGTGATGACCGGCATTTTTGTTATGCGTTCATTTGTTGGAAAACAGTAGTGCGGAAATTCGCTGAAAGGTGGTGGTTTTTATTGGCGAGAAGAAAACAAATGACGGAAACATTAAAAGGGCAAGTTTCTAAAGAAGAATTGGAGAAGCGGCAGCAGCAGGAAGAAAAATTAAAAGGGTTTACGCCATTGCAAGAGAAACCACCTTACTGGCTTTCCACAATGGCGAAGAATGAATGGGAAAGAATATACCCTTATCTCAGTGAGCTGCCCATTTCAGAGTTGGACAGAACGCTTTTTGCTCTATTCTGTAACAGCTATGCGCAGTATAGGGTGGCTTTGAATGATATTAACGAAAACGGTCAGACGGTTGTCGAAATAAACAGCAAAGGCTTTCCGGTCAAAAAGAAAAACCCTTCCGTTGATATTATGAATAGCATGTCAAAAGAGATACGGGGCATTGCGGGACAGTTAGGGCTTTCCTTGGACTCAAGGCTCCGGCTTGTCGGCCTTGGTGAGGATGAAGCCGAAGAGGACCCGATCACAAAATTCATGAAGAGCCGTGGTAAGAATGGTTGACCATGTAACGGCATATGCTCAAGCGGTTATAAGTGGCGAGATTGTTGCGGGTGAGTATATCATTCTTGCTTGCAAAAGGCATATGGTGGATTTGGAAAGGTCAAAGCTTGCGCCATTTAATTATTATTTTGATGTGGAAGAGGCAAACGCAAGAATTGACTTTACTGAAATTTTGCCAAACCCTGAGACTGGTGAACCGGTGAAGCTGCTGTCATATCAAAAATGGATTACTGGCAGTATCTTTGGATGGAAGAGAAAAGATAACGATAACCGCCGTTTTAAAAGAGCGTTGGTCACAATGGCCCGGCGTAATGGGAAGACGTTTTTGATCTCGACAATGGGAACAAATGAATTTTTCTTATGTGAAACGCCAAAGCGGAACAGAAAAATTGTTTTTGCTTCCAATGCCTTGAAGCAGGCCAAACTTGGATTTGAGTATATGAAAGATCAAATCCGGTCTTTGGCAAAGGGCTCTAAAGCTATGAAAAAAAGAGTGAAAATTAAGGATGCTGAAATTAAGGATTTATTTTCAGGTAGCACAGCCTATCCTATTTCCTCTGATACATCTACGGGTGATGGGTTTGCCTCAACGGTTGCTATCATTGATGAGTTTCACGAAAGCAAAGATCTGAAAATGTACAACCTTTTAAAATCCGGTCAGATTGCTTTGAAAAATAGCTTGCTTGCAATCATTAGCACGGCAGGGTTAAACCCAAACGTGCCGATGTATAAAGAAGTTCAGATGCTGAAAAAAGTGCTAAGAAAAGAGCGCAGTATGGATGATTACTTCATCGCTATTTATGAACAGGATGACGTCGAAAAAGAGGCGGAGCTTCCAGAAACGTGGATAAAGTCAAACCCTATCTTGGAGCATCCTGAAATTGGCGAGACAATCATGGAATCTTTGAAGCTGGACTTAATTGCAGCAAAAGAGCAGCGGAACTTAAATGCTTTATACGTGAAAAATTTTAATGTGTGGCGGCAAGTAAGTGAGGAAAGCTTTATCTCTATTGACGATTGGAACGCTTGCGCCGTGGAAGAGGAGCCGGACCTTGTCGGCCGAGAGGTTTATATCGGTTTGGATATGTCAAGGTCAGACGATCTAACGGCTGCGTCTTGGATTTATCCACTTGATGACGAGGCAAGAAGGTATTACGTTGACAGTCATTCATTTATTGCGACGAAAGGCGGCCTAGACCATAAAATAAAACGGGACAAAATCGACTATAGGGAGATGGCCGACCGAGGTTACTGCACTATTACAAATAAAGAAACAGGGATAATCAATCAGCAGCAGGTCATTGACTACATTAAGCATAGGATTAAGTCTCAAAAGCTTAAAGTTAAAGGCATTCTTTATGACCCTCATGCTATCTCCCTGGTTTTAAATGAGCTGGAAGAATACCCATTAATAGAAGTGGGGCAGGGAGCGAAGCGGCTTTCCCCACCAGCAAAAGACTTCCGTCTTTGCGTTTATGATAAGCGCATCATTCATACTGACAACCCTTTACTGACAATCGCCGTAAATAACGCGATAGTTAAAGAGTTCAATGATTTAATCAGAATTGATAAAGATAAGAACCGTGAAAAAATTGACCCGATCGCGGCGATGATCACGGCTCACTATGAGGCGATGCATTACTATGCAGATGAATTTGACTGGAACACATATTACGAAAGCGAAGAATTCACCCTTTAAGGAAGGAGGGAGCACCATGAAATTAGGAAAAATAATTAAATTTTTATTGGGAGTATGCCAGTTTATTAGAGGGAACCTGCATACTCTTTTCTTTTTGATCGGGCTGTTTGTAATCGACTATGGAATTTTCCTTTTCCACCCGATCGCCGGGCTTATTGCGGCCGGTCTTTTTCTTGTTCTGATTGCCTTCTTACTCAATCCGAGAGAAGAGGGAGGGAGGTGATTGAGTGGCGTTCTTTCGATCATTAGATAAACAAAGCCAGGGAGCGCGGGAGTTTAATGAAATTATTGTCGGCTTGGACGGCCTGTCTTACGTGTCAGCAAGTGCAATTAAGAACAGCGATGTATTCACAGCAGTGCATACCCTTTCCTCTGATATTGCAGCGTCGCCAATTATGGTTAAGCATAACGGTGTCGAAGAAAAGGATTCTGATCTGTTCAAGCTGCTGAATGAAAAACCCAATGATTATTATTCGGGGTACTTTTTCAAATTCATACTTGTAGCCAATGCACTATTGAACAGCCAATCGTACGCTGAAATCATCCGGGACAAAGAGGGGGCACCCGTGGAGCTTATCCATATGCGGAACAGTGAAGTCTATGCCGAGCAGCTTCCAAACCGAAATGAAATCCTTTACCGGTATTATCCTTCTGGCGGTAAAGAGAGAGTATTGAAGCCTGAAAATGTGCTGCATATTAAATTTTTCAGCTTGGACGGTATAACGGGGATGGGTCCTCTTTCCAGTCTTAAGCGTGAGATTGAAAGCCAGGAGTTTGGAAAACGCCTTGTTACTGATTTTTTTAGAAGAGGCGTCAACTTGAGCGGTATTGTCAACTTGAAAAAAGGCCATTTGTCCCCTGAAGCAAAGGACAAGATTCGAAATGAATTTGAAAAAGCAAACTCAGGGGGGCGGAATCAGCAAAGAATTGCTGTTCTTAGTGAAAATGAGGAGTTTAAGCAATTAGAAATTAATACAAAAGTGCTTGAAATCGTTAATAATTACACGCATTCAACAAAGCAGATCGCCAAAGCGTTTGGTTTGCCCGCCCATAAGCTGGGGATAGAACAAGTCAATACATCGCTTGAACAAGCCAACCTGGACTATCTGACAAATACATTATCGAACTATTTCACGGCTATTGCCTCAGAACTGAATTTCAAAATGTTGCCGTATCCTTTAAACCTGCAGCAGAAATTTCAATTCGATACGCGGCGGTTTAGGGAGACGGACGCGAAAACAAAGCGCGAGAACGTTATTGCCTTGCTGCAAAACGGTATTTTCTCGCTCAACAATGCCCTGGAAGAGTATGGTTACGAGCCAATACCAAACGGGGATAAGCGTTTCATGAGTTTGAATTACGTTGACGTTGAAATCATGGACGAGATTCAGAAAGCGAAGGCAAAGAGCCTGCCGATCTCGTCAGCAGGTGAAGGAGGTGAGGGGAATGTCTAAGGAAGTGGAAATCAGAACGTCGCAGGAAGGGGCATTAAAAGCCCATTCAAGCGATGATGGGCCGAAGGTGATCAGCGGGTATGCACTCAAGTTTGGAACCCGCAGCCATAACCTGGGTGGATTCATTGAAATGATTGATAAACGGGCTCTTGACCAAACAGATATGAGCGATGTACGAGCTTTAATTGACCATGATCCATCTAAGATTCTCGGCCGTACGTCTGCCGGCACGCTTAAGCTTGAGGTCGATGACATCGGCCTAAGATTTGATGTCACTTTACCGAATACTCAGTACGCCACGGATTTATACGAAAATCTACGCGTCGGCAATATCTCAAACTGTTCTTTCGGCTTTTTGCTTGGGAAAAACGGCGACAGCTTTACCCGTGACCAAGAAACGGGACTGCCGTTACGAAGCCTGAGAAATATCTCAAAGCTGACAGATGTATCAGTGGTTACGTATCCAGCATATGAAGACACTGACGTGACGATTGCTCAACGGAACTTAAAGCAATATGAACAAAGAAACCTGAATCCGGAAAAAGAAAAGCTACTGTTACAGCTGGATTTAATAAAACTGGGATTGTAAAAGTACTCGAAAATCGGGTGCTTATTTTATTTGAAAAGGAGAAAACACATGTTATCTGAAAAAATTAAGGAATTGAGATCGCAGATTACTCAAAAACAAACGGCGGTTAATACAAAAATCACAGAGGCGCAGAAGAGGGCCGAAGAAGACAAGCTGGACGAAGCTACAGCTTTGAAAGGTGAGATTTCCACTTTGAAAGAAGAGCTCGACGCTCTCAAGAAAAAGCTTGCGGAATATGAAGAGATTGCCGGAATGAATCCGGAAGAACCTGCGCCGGCTGGCGGTAAAGAAGAGGACGACGAGGAGAAAAGATCAATGCATGGCGGCTTCCGTACAATCATCAAAACTGGTAAGACAGAAGAGGTAAGAGCTTTTGAAGAGTTTCTGCGATCAAAAGGGGAAAAACGCGACGGATTAAAATCTGATGGCGCGGAAGTGCTGATTCCTATTGATGTAATTACTAAGCCACAACAGGAACTGGAAGACATTGTTGATCTTGGTACTATGGTAAATAACGTTTCTGTTACAACTGCATCTGGTACTTATCCAGTTCTGGAGAACGCTAGCACTCAACTCAACTCTGTAGAAGAATTAGAGAAAAACCCGGAGTTAGCGAAACCAAAGTTTAAGAAGGTGGAGTGGAAGGTTGTAACATACCGCGGTCAATTGCCAATTTCCCAGGAGGCCATTGACGATTCGGGCGTTGACTTAACGGCTCTTGTAGCAAATTATTTGCAACAGATTGAACGCAATACACGTAATTCACGAATTGCTGCAGTTCTGCGCACATTTACAACGATGACAGTCTCAGGAACTGACGAGCTTAAGAAAATTCTAAATGTGTATTTAAAACAGGCTTATAAGCGTGATATTGTCGCAACTTCTTCAGCGTTCCAATTCTTAGATACGTTGAAAGATAAAAACGGTCAGTACATTTTACAGCAAAATATTTCATCCCCATCCGGAAAAGTATTGTTTGGGATACCGAACACAGTTGTAGATGATATTGTTTTAGGTGAAAAAGCTGGTGACGCGGTTATGTTTATCGGGGATTTAAAAAGAGCGGTTCTTTTTGCGAATCGATTAAAAGCCACAGCAAAATGGGTGGAGAATGATCTTTATGGACAGGTCCTTTCCCTGGCGATTCGTTTCGATGTGAAGAAAGCTGATGACAAAGCCGGCTATTTTGTGACCATTGATACGGGCGCAGAGCAGCCAGACGATACAAGTAAAGATTTAGGGAAATAAAATAATAATAGAAAAGGATGATCGAACATGGCAGAGTTTTTAAATGAAAGTAACGGAGCGAAAACATCAGCAAGAGACAACGGGTCAGGGGAGCCAATCACAGATGTTTCTATCGCGGATAACAGCGAAAAAAATCCTCTCTATGTAAAAGGTCTTCAAGGTGAACCCGGCCCTCAAGGGAAACAAGGTCCTCAAGGTGAACCAGGACCTCAAGGTGAGCCAGGCGAACCAGGTCCACAAGGCGAAAAAGGCGAACCGGCAGTTATTGAACCGGGCAGCATTGTAAATGAAATGCTCGGTGAAAAATCAGTTCGAAGCAAGAATGTTGGCACAGGCAGTATCATGCTGGAGCATCTGAACAGCGAGGTCAAAGACATCTTAACCGGCCTGCAAAAACAAATTGATGAATTGAAAGGGACAGCAGCACCAACAGAATAAAGACGAGAAGGGGCGCGCCAGCGCTCCTTTTTGTATGTAAGGAGTGATGGAATGACGCTCGAAGAAATAAAGCACGCATTGCGAATAGATCATAATTTTGACGATGACTGGATTATGGAGTTGAAAGGGTCGGCAGAAGATTATATCAAGGATGCTGTCACACTTTCGCCCAACAGGGATGCATTTTTTGAAAATAACCCCAGGTTTAACATGGCCGTCAAGTTCCTTGTGGGCGCCTGGTATGAGCAGCGGGTATCCTCAATGGACAAAGCACTACAGGAAATACCTTTCGGCGTAACAAACATTATCCAACAATTCAGAGGAGCCTATACAGATGCAGTTTAGCCGACTCAATACCCGCATCACTTTTGTGACTCGAAAGAATCAGAAGGACCCGGAAAGCCGAGAAAACATTGTGGTGAATGACCCCTTATTTTCTTGCTGGGCGGAGATCAGAGACCAGAAATTAAGGGAGAAGCTTTCAACAGCCGGCACCTTTTTAGAAAACAGCATTACATTCATCATTCGCTATCAGCAGGTTAAGACAGTAACGAACAGCATGCACATCCTGCATGATGAAACCCTTTACGAAATCAAAGACATTCTCCCAAACTCTCAGGATAAAGACCTGATAAATGTTCTTGCGGAGAAGGTGAGCTGATGGGTCGAGAAGATGACGGAATAAAAGACATAGAAAAAGAGCTGAACAAACTGGCCCGAAAAAAAGTTCGTGCTGCTAAGTCGGCTGTCAGTGCAGGCGCGCAAATATACGCTGCTGGATTAGAAAAAAATACACCCCGGGGCCGATCTGATCAGGACCCCCACAAAACACACATGAGGGACAATGTTGTTTTTTCCAAGCCAAAAGAAGACGGTGAAATCTATTCAAATGTGGGATACGGAAAGGAAACAGCGTCAAGGCTGCACTTTTCGAACTTCGGGACAATCAAACAGCGACCTCAGCACTTTGTGGAGAGGACGGTAAATGAGTACACGGCCGCGGTTCTGCAGAAAGTGCAGGAAGTTTATAGAAGGGAGATGGGATTATGATGCTGCCAATTCAGGAAGTTGAAATGATTCTGAGTGAAAATGAAGTCCTTTCTTCCTTTGTGGACCCCGGCCGTATATTTTTGGTCTTTGTCCCGGAAGCCGATCAAGATACAGAAAAGGCCCCTATGATTCGAATAAATGAGCTTGAGAGCCACAGAAAAGATTATGCCGATGACGCGGCATTGACATTTGAGGTTGATATTCAAATAGATTTATGGACGAAAACGCTCAAGGAAGCGCAGCAGATTCAGCCCATCATTGATGAGCTTATGGCAAAAAACGACTTCCAACAATATGCCTCTGCATTTGACCGGGACCCGGATATTGCACTTTACCGATATGCCCGAAGATACAGAGCAACAAAAATGATTGACATACAACAAATTTAAAAAGAAAAAGGTGACATAAATGGCGCGAACAGGATTAGACGGGATTCAGTACGGCGTACTTGATGAAAATGAAAAAGCAGAAAACAGGATGAAGATGCCGGGAGCCATTGAAGCAAAATTGGACGTTTCTTCAGAACTGACACCTCTTTATGCGGATGACGGTATATACGCAGTAAAGAGCTCAGGAGTGAGTGAAACAAAATTAGAATTAAATTTGGCTGATCTGACAACTGAAATGAAGAGAACACTTTTAGGCGTTCCTGTTGTTTCTGGCATTGAATTATATCATAAGGACTTGGAGCCGCCTTATGTTTGCATCACTTGGCGGCAAAAACATCATGAAAAAGGATACGTGTATTATGCTCTGTTAAAAGGTAAATTCGGTATCCCTTCTGCAGAAGGTAAGACAAAAGAAGATAAAGTAGATTATCAAACGGACTCAATCGAAGGACAGTTCTTACCACGGAAAGAAGACGGTCTTGTATTCCTGGTTGGTTATGACCAAAATGAAGGTTTTTCACTTGATAAGTTTTATAAGCTGGCTTATGAATTGGAGCACCCAACAGAAGAGGGCCAGACAGTAGAACTAGGAAAATAATAGGCAGCCCGGTGCGGCTGCTTTTGTCTTTTAAAAAATAAAAAGGTGGTTTTCTACATGATTAAAGCGGTATTGAAAGATTATGCAAATGCTGAAATTGGCGAAAACGGGGAAATTGTCTCCGTTCCTGAAAAAACATTCATTCAGCCGATTGTTACATCGCGGTTTACTTACAGAGCATTGGAGATTCATGCACTGGCAACGGATGAAGATTCAAAAATGACAGAGTATGATGTAATGACGGATATGATGGGTCTTGTCGTGGATATTTTCAAGGGACAGTTTGACTTTGATGATATTTTGGATGGTGTTGCTTCTGAAGATTTAGGCGACTGGCTCAGGGATGTTATCGGCCAAGCCATGACAAAGGATAAAAAAAAGGCCCAACTGAAGAAGAAGGCCGAGGCGGCTCAAAAGTAACGGGCAAGCCCATGAGCTACCGGGATTACTTTAACAAAATGAAAGAAATGTACATTGATTTGATGAAAAATGGATACAAGCTTCATGAAATAGACGAAATGGACATAAACCGTTTCTTTGCTCTTGTCGATCATCAGCATGAGGAAGAAAACAAGCTGGTGCCGGCGTATAAGATTTTTGGGGTGACTTTGTAAAAGGGTATCTGATCAGATGCTCTTTTTGTTTTGTCAATTTCTAAAGAAAGGAGGTAAAAGGTGGCTACAGAAGGCAGACCGATAGGGAATTTAGTCATTAATACGACGCTGAATGACGCAGGGGTAAACAAAGGAATTACCGGCCTGAGAAACAATCTAAAGACTGCCCGCACAGCAACAAAAGCAACCGTCCAGGAATTCAAAGCGATGGGCGACGAATTGACCGCCAGCAAGAAAAAAGTTGAAGGCCTGTCAAATGAGCTTTCTATTCAAGAAAAGATCGTCAACGAATACCGTAAGTCATATGAGAAACAGGTGGAGCAATACGGTGAGGGGTCTGAACAGGCGCAGAAATACGCCCAGCGGCTCAATACCCAGATTCAATCCTATCATTCTTTACAAGGCTCTCTACGACGCGCACAAGTGCAATACGAGCAACTTGAGCAGGCACAGCGGGAAGCAGGGAAAAGCGCTGATTCCTTATCAGACAGCCAGAAGGATATTGGAGAGGCAACCGAGACAGCAAAAGGCAAGGTCGGGAAATTCTCTTCTTTTATTGAGGTCGGCCTGGTCGGGGCACTGACTGCAGGAGTGGCGGCCGTAACCGGGTTAACGGTTGCGGTCGGAGCGATGGGCACCAAAATGGTACTTGACGCACAGAAAAGCCAAGGGGAATTCCGGGCGCAATTAGGGCTGACAAAGAACGAAGCCAAAGCGCTGACACAAACAGCCTCAAGCATCTGGAAAGACGGTTTCGGCGAAAATATGGATGTAGTCAAAGACGCCCTGAAACAGGTCCGTCAGAATATCAGGGGGCTCAGCGAAAAAGATTTAAAGGATGTAACCAAAGGGGCTATTACTCTTTCAGAAACCTTTGATGCGGATGTAAATGAAGTCACGCGAGCCGGTAACAATATCATGAAAGGCTTCGGTGTTGAAAGTCAAAAGGCTTTTGATTTGATGACGTATGGTGCTCAAAAGGGCTTAAATTTTTCAAATGAAATGTTTGACAACCTGAGCGAGTACGCGCCCTTATTCGGCAAAATGGGTTTTTCTGCGGAAGAATACTTCCAGCTCTTAACAAAGGGCAGCCAAGCAGGGGTTTATAATCTCGACTATATTAATGATGTCATGAAAGAATTTCAGATCAGAGTGAAAGACGGCTCCGATTCGACATCCGGAGCGATGGCGCAGCTTTCCGGCAGCACTCAGAAAGTGTGGAGCCAATTCCTAAAAGGAAAAGGGACGGTTAAAGACGTTTCTAACGCGGTTTTGGGTGAGCTGAAAGGGATGAAAAACCAGGTCAAGGCGAATAATATCGGGGTTGCTTTGTACGGCACCAAATGGGAAGACCTTGAGGCTGACGCGATGTATGCCCTTGGCGGCATTAATGGAAAGATTGGCGATGTGAACGGGAAAACGAAAGAGGCGGGAAAAGCGCTCCAAGATAACTTCGGGGCACGGCTGAAAAAGATAGGTCGTTCCGCCTTATCTGCTCTTCTTCCGATCGGCAACAGCCTTTTAGATGTACTGGAGCCGGCCATGTCCGGACTGGAATCAGGTATGAAGGGCCTGCAGCCGGTCATGAACAGCATTTCTAGCGCTGGCGGCCATTTGAAAACAGTATTTACCGGGTTCATGGATATTTTCAACGGTGATACGTCCAAGGGCGCTGACAAGCTTATGGACTTTTTCCCGGTCTTAACAGTTCAATCTATCATTGACGGCATTAACAGTATCAAGACAGCTTTTTCAGGGTTTAAACAGCAGGCGCAGCCCATCATAACCAACGTTAAAAACGGTCTGTCAGCCATGCAGCCGGTCTTTTCTACTCTCGGCTCAATTGCATCCCAAGTTTTTGGAGCGTTAGGCCCCATTATTAAACAGGCCCTTGGCGGAATCATGTCTTTTGTGGGTCAGCTATCAGCACAATGGGGGACGTTTTGGAAAGAGAATGGATCGGTTATCTCTCAAGCCCTTCAAAATGTGTGGTCGGTGGTTCAGTTTGTGATGCCGGCCGTGCTTGCGATCATAAGTTCTGTATGGGGGAACATAAAAGGCGTAATAACTGGTGCTATTGCTGTCATTCAAGGCGTTATCAAGGTATTTTCCGGCTTATTGACAGGTAACTTCGGTAAGATGTGGGAAGGGATAAAGCAGATATTCTCCGGCGCCATTAAAGTGGTCTGGAATGCAATTCAACTTTCATTCTTTGGCAAAATTCTCGGGGGAGCCAAGGCTCTCGGCGCTGGCTTAAAGGGTATTTTTCCAAAAATGTGGGGTTGGATCAAAAGCTTATTTAAAGACGGAGCTTCAAAGGCCGGAGGAATGTTTTCTTTCATGAAAGACAAAGCCCTAAAGCTTGTAAGTGATATGAAATCGGGTATCACTAAGAAGTTTTGGGACATCGTGGATGCGGCCAAGGCTCTGCCGAAAAAAATGGGCGACGGAATAAAGAGCATGGGCGGCAAAGCCATGGACGGAATCAAAACCTTTGGAAACAGAACGTTACGCGGCTTCGGTAAAATCATCAACGGATTCACCCAGCAGGGCATCAACTGGATTCTTGGAAAGATCGGTGTTGATACGAAGATACCAAAATGGGATGTTCCCCAATATGCCAATGGAACAGGTGGGCACCCAGGCGGTCCGGCTATCCTGGGAGATGGTAAGGGGAGGAATGCAGGTCCAGAAGCATTCTTTACACCGTCCGGACACATGGGGATAAGCCCAGCTACAGACACGCTCATGAACTTACCAAAAGGGACTCAGGTCTTATCAGCGCTTGATACAAAAGCATTTATGTCCGGCGTTCCTGCTTACGCAAACGGAACAAAGAAAAAGAAAAAACAAGGCATTTTGTCAACGGTTTGGAACGGCGCCAAGGCGGCCGCCAGTAAAGTGAAAGACCTGGCGCTTGATGTGTTCAGCTATATCAGTAACCCGTCAAAGCTCATTAACAAGGTTATTGAGAAACTCGGCTTAAAGATGCCTAATTTTGCGGGCTTTGCCGGGGATTTTGTCAAAGGGTCATTTAAATTTGTCAAAAACAAGTTTGTTGATTTTATTAAAGACAAGATGGGCGATGCTAGCAACTTTGGTGAAGGCGGGACGGCTGCCGTTAAAAAGTGGGTTGCCCAGGCGCTAAAAATCAAAGGGCTCGGCTCAGAGTTCGCAGGAGCTCTTGAAGCAATAGCGATGAAAGAATCAGGCGGGAATCCGAACGTCGTAAATAGATGGGATTCAAACTGGAAAGCCGGCCATCCGTCTCAAGGTTTAATGCAGTTCATTCCCAGCACCTTCAATGCTCATAAGGAAAAAGGCTATGGGAATATCAAAAATCCTGTGCATCAGATTTTAGCGTCAATCAATTACCTCAATAGCAGATATGGGGGCATTTTAAACCACCCGGGGCTGAAATCCATGAAGCGCGGCGGCCGTTATGTGGGTTATGACACAGGCGGTCTGATTACGCAGGACCACATGGCTGAGGTCCATAAAGGGGAAATGCTGCTGCCGTTGCGGCAATTCAGAAGAAGCCAGGCGCATAAGGTATTAAGCCAGGCCAGCGCAATGGTCGGATACAACCCTGCGCCTCAGCAGACGATTGTTCAAAATGATAATGCCGAGGAAATAAAGCTGCTGAAAGAACAGAACGAAACGCTCAACACGAAGCTGGACGCCATGATTACATTGTTAACGCGTCTTGTAGCAAAGGATAATAATAACTATATGGACGGTCGAAAAGTGGACCAAGTGTCAGCTGATCGGTATGCTCGGGCGGCATTTCATAATGGATTGAGGTAAATGGAGTGAGGTAAATGGAATTATATATAGATTATGACAATGGGTTGGGGGAGCAAAGCTTATCTGATTTGCTTCCCTATTTTAAATTGGTGAGCTTTTTACCCGAGTCGCCAAACATTGAACGGGAAACGGCCAAGGTCCACAGAATAAACGGTGTTGTCTTGCCGCAGCATCCCAGGGACGTTACGTATAAAGAGCGTGATATAAAGGTTGAAATCCATATCGACTCAATAATTGCTGAAAATTTCTATCAGTATCGGCATGAACTGTATGCGGCTCTTGTAAAGCCGTTCCCTTATTATATTTCCACTGACCTGCTGCCCAATCGACGTTTTAAGGTTACTTGTGACGGCAATTTCAGTGTGCCGAAAGAAAAGGAAAAGAACTTCAACACGTTCGAGGTTCCTTTCTTAAATGTAAATGGTGTCGCGGAATCGAAAACCACGTCTTTGACGGCTCAAAATTTCAGCGGCGAGCATTGGAGCCCGGGCATGAATATCCAGGAGGTGGACAGCCTCCAATATTCATTTGCCAATCAAAAGACATTCAGCGTATACAATACGGGCGGCGTTATGATCAATCCTATGGAGCATGATTATAACGTCTATTTGTATGCTGCTGGGAAAAACGTCTCCATTGTCAACCACACTAATGGCGAAAAGCTCACCATTGAAGAAACGTTGAAGAAGTCGCAGAAGGTTTCGTTTATCAAGCAATACACTGTCATTGATAAAAAGACGCTCAAAACCTCCGGGCGGCTTCCGGGGCTTGAGATCGGTTGGAATGAGTTCGAAATACAGAATACAAGTGATTTTAAAATCACATTTGACACAAGATTTTACTATCCATAAGGCGGGGGAAAGATGGCGAACGCAGATTTTATAAATGAGATCGCAGCAGATGCACAACGAATTTATAAGAAATACAATATTCTTGCCTCTCTAATCATCGCGCAAGGGTGTCTGGAAAGTGCCTGGGGGAGTAGTGGACTGGCTCAAGAGGGAAAGAACCTTTTCGGGATTAAGGGCACGTATAACGGAAAGTATGTCCTGATGTGGACAACGGAGTATGACAACAGCGGCTCCCCAACCCGAGTTAAGGCGAAATTCAGGAAATATCCTTCTTGGTATGAGTCACTGCAAGATTTAGCCAAGATTTATATAAACGGCACCAGCTGGAATCCCAACCTGTATAAAGCAGTCATTGGGGAGACGGATTATAAAAAGGCAACCGCGGCTGTTCAGAAAGCGGGTTACGCGACGGACCCCAATTACGCAACAAAGCTAAACAGCATCATTTCTACGTATAAGTTAACCCAATATGATAATACAGACGGCTTGCCAGACGAACCGGATAACCCGGACAATCCTGCCCCGGAGCCCGGCCCTTCTTTTCCGAGTAAAGAGTATGCAGGGAAGGACGTCACGCTCAACAAAAAGCTGCCAGCTGATGTCTATTTCCCGCAATTGCATGTGTCTTCAAAAGACGGGGAGCAGGTAGTAGAAATAACGGGCGTGACAGTCGATCTGACAGACGATAGGACAGGGAAGAAGTCTTTTACCTTTACGATAGGGAGAACGCCGGATAACGGCATAGAATTCGATTTGTTGACAACTGATAACATTCTTTATCTTGATGAAAAAAAATTCCGTCACCAAAAATATTACATTACAGACGTGGAACTCGATCAACAAAATGGGGTGTTAACAAAGACAGTAAGTGCAAGCCATGTCTTTTCCGTTCTGTTGGTCAATAACCGGGTGGATGATTCAGTCACAAAGAAATTAACGATTAAAGAGGCTTTTGATATCGCTCTTAAAGGGACTGATTTTCAATACATCTTTGAAACGCCTGAAAGTGAGTTCCCGAGCGCGGAACAGGAGGGCTTTGGGGATGAAAATTCCACCGAGTTAGTGGATGAAATCATAGAGGATTACGGGCCAGAGCTTGACGTGGATAATTACAAAATTCACGTCTATAAAAAAATGGGGTCCCGTATCAACTTTACCCTGGACTCACGCTATAATATGCCGGGCATTAAGATCAAGACTAATTCCCAAAACAGCACCACGCGGGCATGGGGATATGGGGCGTTAAAAAAGGGCAGCAGTGCCGATGACAAAAACCCGAAATATGAGTTTGAGCCCATCTTATACATTCATCCTGATGAAGAGAAGTTCCTACTTGATGGAAAGCCACGTTGGGCCGAGCCCATAAAGGACGAGCGGTATAAAAAATCCAGCCGCATGGTTTCAGCTTTAAAAAAGCATGTGAACCCGTATCCGGAAATGACCGTCGAGGCGAATTTCCAATACATTTATGAGCCGAAACTTTTAGACATTCAGCAGGATTTCTGGAAAGGGGATACTATTCATGTCATTGCAGATACTGCCGACGGCATCACCTATGAGGATGATGTACGGGTACTGTCTATTAAATATGATCCTCTTAACCCGTACGGAAGCCCTGAACTCACGTTTGCGAATTTCAGAAAAGACATCCAGGACATAGCAGTCAGCCAAGCGAAGCAAATAAGAGATCAAAAAAGATATATGGATGCATTATATAAGACGCTCATTTGAGGCGTCTTTTTATTATGGAGGGAGTGAGTGACATGGTTCAACTCATTAAAGATTACATCACGACGCGCAACTCAACATATTCGGCCCAGCTGCGGAGCGATATGCAAAATATTGAAAATGTATTAAATAAAGTGGATGACGACATGAAGCGCCATCAGACAGGGGTTGCCGTTCATGATTCTTCACAGGTTACACATGATGGGTACACCGTCGAAAACCGTTTGAAAAATCTGTTTGCGCGCTTTGCTAACCTTGTGCTGAATCACGACGGCAAAGATGTAAAAGAAGTCGTGGATTCCCGCGTAACGACGGATGGGGAAATTGCCGCAACATTGAAAGACAGGCTCGATAGGGAATTCAGCAAGCTTGACAGGAAAATTAAACGCGTTGTAAACGTTGATGACTTCGGGGCTGATCCAACCGGAAAAACAGACAGCACGGAAGCATTTAAGAAGGCATTCGGGTCCGGTAAGGTTCAGGTCGTTATGTCAGCTGGTATTTACGTCGTGAAGGGTTTGAAAATCCCTTCCTGGGTTCGTCTGGTCGGCCAGGGAATCGGCGTTACATTCTTGATTTTGAATGATGAGACACCGGCCTCAGAATGGGTCATCACAAATGCTGACTATGAAAAAGGGAATCGAAACATTCACATTGAAGGATTTTCAACAGACTGGAATCGAGAGCGGCAGGGAGGTTTAAGGGCGACAGGCGGACAGCATTCCACATGTGTTGCCTTTGCGAATTCAAAGTTCGTCTGGATTAAGAATATAGAAAACATTAACCCGGCACTTCACGGCATTGATATAACAGCGCCAACGTATGACCATCTGCCGGAAACCAAGTATACAAAAGACGGCTGCAGATATGTATGGATTGACGGCTGCGTTAACTCAGGGTATGGAGATGACGGGATAACAACCCATTACAGCGAATACATTTTCATCTCAAACTGCCATTGCACAAACCCAACAGGCCTCGCACATGCCGCGGGAAAGGCTAATTCTAACGGTATTGAGATTGATGACGGTTCTAAGCATGTATGGTTGCTCAACAATTACACGGAAGGAAATATCCGAGGCGTTGAAGTTAAGGCGCATACTGAATGGCCGGCTTCTCAGAATGTTCATATTCTCGGTCACGTTTCGTATCGGGACGTACGAGCCTATGATTTGCGGCATATCGGCCACCATAAAGCCGAAGACCAGGAGAGTACCACAGCATACGACGTAACGCTGACAGACTGTACCGCAATAGAGCCAGTCTTTAATGATCTATATGAAGGGATAAGCCCACGGGCTTTGGTTGTATCTGCTTATAAAAACGTTCAGATTGTCAATTTTACTGCGATCGGAGACCCTGACTATGATTATAAAAACGGCCCGATGGTTGCGTTTCAGTATCGCAGCAGGTACATCACAGTTAATGGGATTAAAATGAGAGGGTTCAGAAAGGCTTCGCACGACATCCGAGTAATCGGGGGCCCGCAAAAATCCGATTATGTGAAAATCTCAAACTTTGACATTCTTGACTCTGCTCCTGTCGGCATTGGCCTGGGTGGCGGTGTGTATCATTCGAATATCATAAATGGAACCCTTATCGGGAAAAACGGCTCAGTCGGAATTGAATCACCAAACAATCAGACAACCATTGTAGGTGTGGAGACGGCCGGCTATAAGGTGCCCGCAAGATTGGCCGGCAGAGAATACAGCACTATCCCAACAAGAGTCAAGGGCGGCTTTATGGGCGGTAATACTTCCGGCTCTGCCCTGCATGAAGCGAGTGCTATTTTAGGCGGTACAGGTGACAACGTCGCAAAAGGCCCCGCCAATGTCCTGCTGGGTGTCCGGGGCGGCTCAACAACCGAGGGGTCACGTCAAGCACTAATAGCCGTTAATAACTGCCACACAAAAGGTGACGGCAACTCAAGGGCTATTCTTGCATCTCAGGGGGTTATCAACGATAACGGATACAGCGTTAGAGGCGGTTATGGGACAGGAAGTGCCTCAACAAAAAATACGAGATGGGAACTTGATTCGTCAGGCGGACATATCCGCGGCACGGGACGGGTAGAGAGCGTCTCAGATTTCAAAGACTTCGCGGAGTATTTTGAGTCTGCTGACGGTAAGAAGATTGATTCTAGTTATCTCGTTGCGCTAGAAGGGGAAAAGATTCGAAAAGCGGAAAAAGGGGACAAGATTCTCGGGGTTGTTTCCGAAACTGCCGGCCTGGTGCTCGGCGGTGCTGCGTTCTATTGGAACGATCAGTACGTAAGAAACGAATTCGGGGGCACAGTTTACGAAACAGTTTTCCGCGGCGGCGAGGAAATCCGCATCCCTAAACTTAATCCCGACTACGACCCCTCTCTCGAATATGTGCCGCGTGACTCTCGTGACGAATGGCATGTCATCGGCCTGATCGGCCAAGTCTTTGCCAGGATTGACGAAACAGTGAACGTAGGGGATAGCGTATCAGCAATTGGCGGCATCGCGACTAAAGCAGAAAGCGGAGGATATGGAACGGTTATGAGAATCAAGTCCCCGTATAATGCGGAAAAAGGGTACGGTGTAGCACAAATGATTGTTACGCCGCAGCACTAAGGAGGAAAAGGAATGTACAAAACGGGGGGCATCGCATTTGATATTAATGCGAACCGGACAAACGGGCGAACCACGAACATCCAATTCATGACGCAGGACACGGGCAGCGCGAAGCTGTCTTTTTCTTTTACAAAGGATGGAACGCCGTTGCCTCTGTCTGCCGTAGACGCGAAAATTGTTCTATTGTATGCTGATGGGTCATTTTACAAGAAGAGCCTTACCATCACTGATAAGATGAACGGGAAGGCGGAATATGTGCTTTCAGATGAAGAGCTTAAGCATTACGGGGCCGTTAAGGCTGAAATTAAACTATATTATACAAACGGCCAAGCACTGGCGACTTCATTTTTTACCTTCTCTATCGCCAAAACGCTAGAAGATCAAAACATCATTCCGACAGCTGACTATTACATTGACGATTTTGAAACGCTGAAAGACGGGATAAACCATACCGTCGAAGAGATCAGCCGGACCGTCGAGGAATTACAGAAGAAATTTGCCGATCTTGAAGCGATTGAAACGAAAGAGGGCGCGCAGCAAAAGGCTGATGCTGCAGAGGAGAAGGCCAAGGCTTACACAACTAAACATGTGAACGATCAAGAAAAGCATGTTTCTGCAGCAGATCGGAAGGCTTGGGACGCCAAGGAAACCCCTTCGGGTGCTCAGGATAAAGTAAACCTGCACGCCAACAATACGGAAATTCACGTTACGGCCGAAGATCAGGCGTATTGGGATGATATGACCCGGCAGTTCAAAGCCCATAACTACAACCAAGAACGGCACATCTCTGCAGCTGAACGGAAGACATGGAATGGGGATGCCACATATGCCAACATCATGCTGAAGAACGGAGCCGCCGCAGGGACCCGAACGCCTATATACGCAAAATGGGGGCCCCTTATCTTATTAAGAGGGCATGTTAGAACTGAACCAGAAATCATATTCGGCTCCATCCCCGCGGAATACGCACCGGCTGGCGGAGGCGTTTATACAGTTCCGTTGAGTGGGACAGGCGGCACGGCCAATTTAATCATTTATGATAATGGGGATTTAAAAATAAAATACCCGGACCCGGCTGACTCAAGTAAGATGGGCGGAGGCTATTATCTGGATGTGGTCGTGGGCTTTCAGAAAGGAGGAACAGCATGATTCAGGTTTATGAATATGATGAAAATTTCATTTTGACCAAACCCGTTCCGATTGATCCTGACGAAGACGGTAAATATATAATCCCTGAGAATTGTACAACCGTCCAGCCTCCGTCTTTCATAAAGGCGATGTATCACCCCGCTGAAAAGACATGGACGGAGGCGGCCACCCAGGAAGAGAAAGAAGCCCTGGAAAAGCAAATTGAAAGCGGGCGGGTGCCTTTTACCGTTGATGAATTGAAAGCTCAGAACGCGGCCATCACAACGCAGCTTGCGGAAGCGCAGAGCCTGGCCGAGTCACAAGCGCAAATGATTGCCAATCTTTATCTAATGCTGGCGGAGGGAGGGAAAGGGGTATGATGGATTGGTTTACAAGCGTTAAAACCATCTATGGGTGGGGGCCGCAGTATTACAGTAATGCAGACGTGGCCCGTTTTGTTGAGTGGGGAAGAATTACAGAAGATCAATATAAACAAATAACCGGCTTGACCTATCCAATGACAAAACAACCTGTCAGTGTGGATTTAGGCAGCGCCGCAAACTGATCGACACCCCAGAGGTGTTTTTATTTTGCCCAGAGGTAGGTGAGGAATTTATGGAGATGGATATTTCACAGTATTTAATTACTCAGGGACCCTTTGCAGTCTTGTTTTGCTGGCTTCTTTTCTATGTAATGAAAACAAGTAAGGAAAGGGAATCAAAGCTTTATGATCAAATTGACTCCCAAAATGAAGTCTTAGGGAAGTTCAGTGAAAAGTATGATGTTGTAATTGAAAAGCTCGACAAAATTGAAAGCAAAGTACAATAGGGGGATTTTACAATATGAAAAAATTTGACAAAGGCACGGTCGTCCGGACGGTGCTTCTTTTAATTGCGCTTATCAACCAATCTATGCTGATGTTTGGCAAATCACCTTTGGATATTACAGAGGGTCAGGTGAATCAGCTTGCTGATGCGCTGTACACTGCCGGCTCTGTAATCTTTACTATCAGCACTACGCTTGTAGCATGGTTCAAAAACAACTATGTGACTGAAAAAGGCCATAAGCAAAGAACCGTTTTAAAACAGTACGATTTGACCAAGTAAGGGCTGCCGTCGGCGGCCTTTTTATATTTCAAAACAGAAAAGGAGAAGATGAAAAATGGTGAAAATCACAAAGGAATTTATTCCAGTAGGACACAATAACAGACCGAGATACGCAATGGACCCAGCATACATCACCGTTCACAACACGGCGAACACGGAAAAAGGGGCAAACGCAGCCATGCACGCCCGTTATGTGAAGAATCCGGAAACGGCCACAAGTTGGCATTTTACAGTAGACGACAAAGAGATTTATCAGCATCTGCCATTGAATGAAAACGGATGGCACGCGGGAGACGGAAACCGCGGAACCGGCAACCGGAAATCTATCGGTATTGAAATTTGTGAGAATAGCGATGGGGATTTTGAAAAAGCCGTGGCGAATGCTCAATGGCTGATCAAAAAGCTCATGAAGGAGCAGGGCATTTCCCTTGCAAACGTGGTCCCTCACCAACACTGGTCCGGCAAGTATTGTCCGCGCAAGCTGCTTGATCGATGGGACTCCTTTAAAGCAGGTATCAGCAGCGCCCCGTCTAAAACGGAAAATTCTCCTGTTGATAAAACAAAAGAATCTTATATTAAAAATACAGTTATTGCTGACAGCCTTAATGTGAGAACTCAACGCAATGCCAACTCGTCTATTGTGCTTGCTCTTCCTAAAGGTTCGACTGTCCAATATAAAAAAGGATCGACTCAAAATGGTTGGGGTTACATTAAATATACCAATTCTAAAGGAGCCACATACAGCGGTTACGTTAATGTAAGATATATCAAGAGCGATTCAGAGTTAGGGAAAACCCCTTCAAAATCTGCTCCTGCTAAACCTTCAAACAAGACAAGCGGGGGTATTAAGTCTGTAGGCAAAATTAAAATTATTGGTGTTAAAAGTGCAGCCATTATTATGGACAAACCGGACCGGAAAAACGCCAAGAATGTGGATACAATTGGTCTCGGCAAGACAATTAACATCTCAGGTTCTGTTAAAGGTTCAAACAACTCTAAAGGCTATTGGGAAGTCATTTATGATGGAAAACGGAGATACATTTCCGGTCAATTCGGTAAACAAGTTTAAGTAAATAAATCGTACCCTTGAAATTTTCGAGGGAATTCTTTTGTTTATTTTGTCCAGATAGTTCAATATTATTCTAATTTTTGAGTAAAAAGCATTATTTTTCTAGTCGAAATATAATGCTATCATTTACATGTAAATAATTTAAAAGAAAGGGATTGATTTCATGTTTAAGAAAATACTTTTAGCAACATCCGCATTAACTTTCTCTTTATCATTAGTTCTTCCGTTGGATGGACATGCAAAAGCTCAAGAGGTAACATTACAGGCACAGCAAGAAGTCACTTATCAAACTCCTGCTAAACTATCCGAATTACCAACGAATTCAACTGAACAATCTGGTGAATTTCACACAAATGGTTTTAAAAAATGGATTGCTAAAAAAGCAATGCAAACAACAGCCGCGGCACTTCGTAGTGGAGGGAGAATTGTTGGTGAGGTAGTCGATGAGTTAGGTGGAACAGCAGGAAAAACATTCGCAAAACATACTGATGATGTAGCAGATGCTTTGGACGAGTTGGTTAAACGAGGCGATGTTGTGGAAGATGCAATTATTGACACTGTGTCATCGTATCTAATGGATGCAGGAGTAAAATCTTCTACAGCAAGAACTATTGCAAATGTATTTACTTTCTTAGCTTTTTAATTGAGGTGATTTGAATTGGCAACAGTAGAAGAAAGGCTTGACAACTTAGAGAAAAAAGTCGAGAAGCAGGCTTTTCAACTAAGGTTAGTTCAACAATTAGCAGCAGATTATGACAGATTCGGACTATTTGATCAGGTTATTGCTTACGATTTGAATGAAGATCAGTATCAGGGACTTCGCAAATTAACGAGTGAACAAGCTGAAAAGCTGAAAAATGGTGAACAGGTTTCACTAGAGGAATTTTCCAAAGAATTTAAAAACATACTTAAAGATACAGAAAAAGAAGTGGATTTTGATAAGTTTATTTCCATCTGGCTTAAAGGCCCAGCTGATGGATTTGGGTTTTCCAAAGCACTGCATAATCATTTCTTTAAGTAAAAGAAGAACCAGCCTATCTAATGGCTGGTTCTTTATTTGAATATACTTCTCATTATTTTACCCGTTGCTTTACCTGCTGCACGTCTTGCTACACGTTTACCTAAAGTCCCTTTTTTAGCAGCATTAACATCCCCTAAAATTTTAGCCGACTTGTAGAGCGCTGATCTTACTTTGCGTAGAATCAT